AGGCCACGACCGACCCGGCGTCCGGCGCGTAGGGCAGCGCGATCGTCGCCGAGGTCGGCGAACCAGTCACGTAGCCCATCCACCGCTGCGAGCTGGGCGCAACGTCGAACTTGGCCGGCGGGAAGCTGCCCACGGCCACGTACTCGTCGTCGAGGTAGTAGCCGACCAGCTCGCACTCGTTGGCGGCCCACGCGAGGATCGTGTCGAGATAGCTGCGCGCCTTCGCCCAGCCGGCCTTCGGCACGAGGATCGACTCGCCGTAGAGCAGGGTGCCGCCGACCCGCACGGTGCCGACGACGTACTTGCGCGTGGCCGTCCCGCCGCGCACGGTGATGTACCGATCCTGCAGGCTGCGGTTGTAGGCGTCCCGCGCGCTCTTTTCTTGGCGATTCTTCGTGTATGCGCCGATCGCCACGGTCGCCGCAAACGAGACTGCGGCCGACTGCAGCGCGCCCATCGCGACGATGTAGCCGCCCTCGCCCAACGCTGCAACCATGTAAGGTACTGCGGCCGGCATATCAGACCTCGAACGCCACGAGCGCTTCGCTCATCGGCCGGAATTCCAAGCGTCGCAGGCCCGGCGCCGCGTACCATCCGCCGCCGATCACGACGCCGAACAGCTGCCGGCCCTCGTGCTCGGCCAGCACCACGTCGCCGCGCTGCGCGAGCCGCGTCGTCGCGCGCTCCGGCAGGCTCACCAGGCCGCGCAGGCCGCCCGCTGCGTCGATGATCGCCTGCGCCTCGGCTTCGCTCGCGTAGCCGCGCCAGTGCGCCGCCGGGTCGTCGCCGGTCGCCTCGACAATCCAACCTGCAGCCCATAAGCAGCAATCATGCTTTCCGTAGGCGAACGGCGTGGACCGACTGGCATCGACATAGGCTGCGAGCCGCTCGGGCCAATCGTGACGCCTCATCGCAGCAACACCTCGCGATGCGGCCAGACGATCTTCTTCTCGGCCAGTTCCTCGGCCATCTCGCATCCGAGGTCGCCGGGATACAGGCGCTGCTGATCGGCGTTGTTCAACCGCACCGGCGCCGGGCGCGAGAGCTGCGCGTCGTAGTGCTCGACCTGCACCGTGATCGAGGCCTCGCTGTTGCTCTCGACGATCGGCATGGACCGGATGCGGCCGACCCAGTAGAGCACCGGCGAGCCGATCGCCTGGTTGCTGTCGGCGTCGAGGTAGAGCTTGTAGAGCTTGACGACACGACCTTTCGCAGGCTCACCCGCGGCGATGTCGACGAAGCCGGTATTCAGTCCGCTGAGGCCGAATTCCAGCCCCTCGACGCTGCCCGCGGACTCCGCGAGCGGCCGGATATAGCCCGGGCGGTTGCTCTTTACGTACGTGTTGGCGCCGACGATGACGTCCCACGGCGCCGTCGTGATCCTGAGCGTGCCGCTGTCGAAGATCATCTCGATCAGCAGCGCGACTTGGCGGTGCCGGCCGGCGGAGGCCGTTTGCTGGGGGCTGGAGAGGCCGCGGGACATCAGCCGCGCTCCACCAGTTCGAGGGCGAAGCCCGGCCGCACCTTACCCGGTGCGTAGGGGAACGGGCCGGCGATGTTCGAGCGCGGAATCCAGAGGATCGACGGCTTGTTCCAGACGACCGCTGTGCCGATGGCGTTGATGGACCGCACGGCGGGCGAGACCTTGACCGTCATCGCGGACGACACTGGCGTCGCATCCTCTTCGACCATGAACAGCTCAGTTCCAACCCCGATCATGTCGCCGGCCTTGAGCGTGCCGTTGCAGTTGGCGAGCGCGATCGTGTTGTCGCCCTTGGCCGTCGCGGTGCCGACAGTTGGCGAGCCGGTCAGCGTGCCATTGGGTGTCGGGCGCCCGAGATGGTGCATCGACAACGCCCGCGCGCCGCCGCGTAGGCTCGCGACCAGCGCCTCGATCTGCGGGCGATGGCGCACTTCCTTGTCTGCCGCGAACGTGAGCGTTGCGACCCACCGGGCGCCGGGCAGTCCGTAGGTGTCGATGGTGCCGCTGCGCGCGATGTTCAGCTGCACGTCGTACTCGATCGACAGGTCGAGCGCCGCGACGACGCTCAGACTGCTCGGCCACACGATCGTCGTCATGCCATCGCCCAGTCGAAGCGGCCGCGGCGCAGGCCCTGGCCGATGTTGGCCATGAGCCGCGCGTCACGCTGGTCGAGCATTGCCTCGAACTGCGCGGCGTTCATGCCCGGCGCCGCGTTGATCGTCGAGTTGATCGTCAGCCCGCCGCCGAATCCGCCGTTGGGCACGATCGTGCCAGCGCCTTTCGGCATAAACAGCTCTCGCCCACGCTCGCCAACGAGGTACGCTTTCCCTGGATAGACCGGGCCGCCCTCTGCGCGCGCGCCGCCAAACAGCGACCCAAGATTGAGCGACCCGACAAGGGCATTCGCCAGCGGCTCGGTGACCGCCTTCCTGATGAAGATGCGCATGATGTCTCGACCGAGCGCAGATAGCACTTCCTGCAGGCTCTTGCCGCCGATGATCGCGTCCTCGAATGCCGACTGGAACGTGAGGCCGAGCTCGCGCGCGGCGTCTTTGGTCTTGTCGATCTGTTTGTCAGTCCCGGCGAACAGGCCGTCGAGCTCGTTGCCGACGAGGAACCGCGCGAGGTCGCCCTCCTGCTGAGACAGACCGCCAGCGTTCGGGCCGACCTTCATCAGCCGGTTGATCTCCTCGAGCTGTTGCGCGTACTTGCGCGTCGGGTCGAGCAGATCGCGCCACGCGTCCGCCCGCTGGCGGTTCGCGTCCGTCTCTGACTCGATCGCCTTCCGCTGGCGCTCGGCATCATCAAAGAGCACCTTGCCGAGAAACTCCTCGAACGCCTCGCGCTCGCGCAGCATGTCCATGCGCGCTTTGTCCGCTTTCTCGGCCTCCTTGATGAGATCGGACAGCGCGTCCTTGCCGGCGCCTTTGGGCATCGCGCCGGCAATCAGCTTCTGAATGTCCGCCTCGGACTTGCCGGCAGCCTCGCCGGCCTTTCGGATCTCGGCGGCTGCCTTCGCGGCCTTCTCGCCGGCACTGGCATAACGATCGACCAGCGTCTGCCACGCCTTTGCGGCCGCCTCGATGCGCGCCCGCTCCTGATCGGACGCGGCCTGCGACGTCTGATTCTCGGTCTCCCGGAAGAACCTGCGGCTCTCCTCCCGCAGCGCATCGAGCCGCTTGCGCGCATCGGCCAGGTAGGCGTTCCGCGAGTCCTGATCCATCCCGGCGAACGCGCCGGTTCCGGTCTCGGCCTGGGTGATGTTCCCCTGCAGCTTGCTCACCCGCTCGGAGAGCGACTCGCTGCGCGTGAGCCGGTCGAGCTTGTCGGCGGCCCAGTTGAGGAGGTTCACCAGCTCGAGCACCGGCCCGCCCGTGCCGTCCTCGATCAGCTTGAACAGCCGGCCGACCGAGTTCCCCATCTTCGTCATGGCCGAGTCGAACGTCGGCACGACAGCGTTGAACTCCCGGTCGATGGTCGATGCGGCATTGCTCATGGCGCCGACGATCTTCTCGGCGGTGAGCTCTCCGTTTTTCCCCATCTCCCGCAACTGGCCGATGGACACGCCGAGACCCTCGGCGATCGCGCGCGCCAGGCGCGGCGTCTGTTCCATGACCGAGTTCAATTCCTCGCCGCGCAACGCGCCTGCGGCCAGGCCCTGCCGGAACTGCATGAGCGCCGCGCTCGCGGCCTCCGCAGACGCCCCGGACAACGTGATCGCCTTCGAGACCGTCTCGAAGAAGCGCAGCTGCTGATCCTGCGTGCCGATCGAGGCGCCGGCCGAGGCGCTGATCTGCGCGTAGGTCGTAGCGAGATTCGCGTAGCTCTGGCGCGTGGACTGCGCGATGTCGAACAGCCGGCGCTGCGCCTCCGCGAACTCCAGCGTCGTCGTCGTCGCGTTCTTCAGTTGCGTATCGACGCGCGCGAACGTGTCGGCAGCGTTGATGAACGCCTTGGCAAAGAGGCCCGCAGACAGCCCCGCACCAAGCCCAGCAAGCCCGGTCTTGAGGACACCGACCGTCGAGCTCAGGCCGGCGATCGACCCGGACGTCCTGCCGACCATATCCTCGACGCGCTTCAGGCCGGTTTCGAGGCCGGCCAGCTTGGTATTGACGTCGATCGTCAGTGCGGCGAATGACACGTCAGTCCTTCCCCATTTCGTTTCGAATGTGCGCGAGCAGCGTCACGAGCGTCTCGACGTCATCGATGCCGAACAGCTCGACCACCATCGGAACGCCCGCCCAATCCAACCCCCCGAGCAGGTTCCATGCGTCGATCGCGATTTGCTCGTCGTGAGAGAGCGCAGGCCGATCCCCGTTTTCCTTGTCCGCCTGCCAGGCAAGGAACTGGGTCAGTTTCCCTGCGCGCTCTCCAGGCGTTTGCGGTTCTCGTCGACCAGCCGCATCACCGCTTCGGCCAGCGGCTGCCAGACGTCCGGCCGATCCTCGGCCCACATCCGATAGGCGTCGGCGTCGAACGGCATCGGGTCGTCCGACCCGCCCGGCACGAGATCCACCTCGCTCACGCCGCGCCAGCCGACCACGCACTCGGCCACGATCGTGAACGTGACCTCGAGCGCCTCGTTTCCGCGCCAGCGCGTGATCTGCATCTCGGTGGGCCGGCGCACGAGAAAACCGAACCGGCCCACGTCCACCCATTGCTCGCGCGCGGCGAGCATCTTCTTGCGAAGCGTCTCGTCCATGGTTTACGAGGCGTAGTGCAGATAGCGCGGCGAGCGCACCGTGATCGTGAAGCTGCCGGTGATCGGCGAGTTCACCGACACCGATTCGCCGATGGTCGACGGGATGCCGGCCCACAGCCGGACACGTCCGCCTTTGGTCGTCGCACGGAACGCCAGCATCGTCTTGGCGTAGGCGGCCGTCTCGATCGCGGCCTGCGCGGTGGCCGGCGGATCGGCGAACAGGTTCACCGTGATCTGCGGCAGCGACAGGATGCCGGCGTCGACAACTCGCGTGGAGTCGATGAGCGTCGTCATGTCGATCTCCTCGGCCGAGCCGGCTCCGAAGTCGACGCCGGTCGACTGGGTGACCGTCGTGAACGCCGTGATCTCCGCGACGTTGCCGGAGACGAACGTCCCGAAGTTCGTGCTGTTGACGCCTTCGAGCTCGAACGTGCCGGCGGCCTGGTTGGCGACCCGGCAGACGAGGTTATTCACCTCGACCATTCCCTCGACGTCGGTCAGGATCACCACGTCGCCGTTCGCGTAGCCGTGCGACGCGCACGACACGACAGCAGGGTTTGCCTTGGTGATCCCCGTGACCGTCTTGGTCGCGTCGATCGTGCTCTGCACTTCCAGCCGGTACTCGCGGCCAACTTCGTTTGCCATTTCGGCCTCCAGAAATGAAAAAAACCCGCTTCAAGCGGGTCGTTCAGAAATCCGCGCGAGGCGGCGTCAGGTCAGGTCCACCAGTCGAACTCCACGGTCAGCCCGTAGAGGCCCATCTCGTCATCGAAGGTCGCGTAGCGCGCCTCAGGCGGCACGCTCACAACGAGCATCGCGGCGACGATCTGATCGCCGATCGCCTCCACGTCCGCCTGCACCGGCCCCCACGCCTGCACCGCAAAGCGCGTGCGAGTGAGCGCGACGGCCGGCGCGAGCGTCGTCGCGTACTCGGTGTCCGTGCGCGCGTAGGCCACAGCCGGCAGCGCAGAGCCCTGCGCAATCGCGCTCGGGTAAATCCGATCGGCAACAAGCGCCACCAATCCAGCGTGTCCGGTGAGCGCGCTGTACACGTCCGATTCGATGCTCATTTGCGCCTGTTGAACTTGGCGATGGCCGGCAGCACTTCACGCTCGAACGCCTGCACGGCGGCCTGTGACTTCGCCTGCAGCGCAGGCCCGAGGAACGGCCGCTGAACCTTGCGGCCGGCATCCTGAGCCCGGACGGCTCGCTTCTTGCGATCCGACCCGCGCAACCCGCGGCCAGGCCCGCGCGGAATCCAGCCCTCTTCGAGGAACCGGAAGTAGAACGGGTCTTGCCTGCCGTCCTTCTTCACCCGTGCCTTCGACGCCTTCACGGTCACGTAGACGCCGAGCATGTTCTTGCGACGCGCGAGCTTGGACGCCCTGACGACGATCGAGCGCTTCACCGTCCCAGGCACCCGCCGCGGCGTCGGCACCCGCAGGACTGGCGCACGCGCCTTCGCATCGCTCTGGATCACGCGCGCCGCAGACCTCAGCGCCGCCTTGAGCACCTTCCGGCGCATCGAACGGTCGAGATCGCGCAGCGCGGCACGCAGGTCGTCGACGCCCGTCAGGCGAACATACTCACCGGCCATCCCGCACCCCGTGCACGCAGTACAGCTCGAGCACCTCGTGCGCACCGGACACGTCCACCGGCGGCGCGACCAGGTCGTGGTTCTTCCCGGACCAGACGACCCGATCCTCCTCGGTGATCGTGATGTCCGTCCGGTAGAGGATGCGGAACATCACGTCGGCGCGCGCCTGCTCGCCGCCGGCAGCGAAGAACTCCCGGCCCCGTGTCGGATGCGCCTCGGCCCAGACGGGGGCGAGCGTCGACCACGTCTCGATCTCCTCGCCGATCGAGTTGCGCGTGACCGTCTTGCGCTCGATCGTGATGCGCTGGTTGCGCTTGCCGGCCCCCTGCATCACACGCCCCACACCCGGTAGCGATCCAGCAGCCGGTCAACGAACGGGCTCGGCTGCGCCGGCTTGTCGCTGTCGGCCTCGCGGCTCGCGTACAGCGTGCCAACACGCAGCAGAATCCATGCCCGGATCAGCTCCGGGCAGTCCGCGTAGCCGGCCACGTAGCGCACCTTCACCGCGTTGGCCTCGGCGCGCGCGGCGGGCCAGTCCAGCCCGTAGGCCGGAAGCAGCCAGGCCGGCGCCTGGGCGTCGTCAAGGTAGTAGTCGCCGCTGGCCATCGTCTGTGCGGTGCCGTCCTCGTCGACATAGGTCACCGACGTGATCGACATGACCGGCGGGCGCGGCAGCTTGATGCCGTCGGCCGGAAACTCGTCGATCGAGAGCTCCAGCGTCTGCTCGGCAATCGCGCGCTCGAGCAGGTGCTCGCACTCCTCCCGTGCCGCCGAGACGAGCGATCCGATCAGCGCATCTTCGGTGTCGTGGTCGACCCTCAGGTGCGCCTTCGCCTCGACGAGCGAGACCGGCTCGGTGCTCGGTGCCGTGATGATCTTCAGGCCCATGGTCTACCCGTACTGCCTGGGCCGCGAAGCCCGTTGAACCGATGCCGGCCGGGTCCACCCCTGCCGGGCCGCACCTCGCCAGCTCGCACGCCGGGCGCCGTGCTCGGCGGTGCCGACGCTCAAGCTCCCCGCCGCCAGCGCCCCCGCCACCGCCGCCGCGTCGAACCGGATCTGCGTCAGCAGCACGCCCGTCGCCATCGCCGAGACGAACGCACTCGCCTGCATCGTCACCGCGACGTCGAGAGAGCCGGTCGCCTGCACGACGCTTGCCGCGGCGCCAGCGAGCCGGATGCTGGTCGTCAGCCCGCCCTCGGCGATCGCGATCGCCTGCGCGTCGGCAGCCAAGGACGCCGGCGAGCCTGGCGCGGTGAGATCTCCCGTCGCCTGCACGCCGGCCAGCGCGGCCCCTGCCAGCCGGATCGCCGTCGTGAGGTCGC